ACGCTAGTGGCACTATCTGGCCTTAATTCAATAACACTATGTCCTAATGCTTTTAATTTGCTTATAAAAAGACTTCCTACAGAATTAATTATTGTTTCTTCTGCAATATTTCCTACTGCTCCACGATCTTTACCTACTCCATGTCCTAAATCTATTCCAAATTTCATATAATATAACACTTCCTTATTAAATTTACATTACATAATGTGAAAGAGTAACCTAACTGGCTACTCTTTAATTAATCGTTTTTGCTTAACTGCTTAGCTGTCTGGTTAATTCCTACAGATATCCCCCAACAGCATATCCCCTGTAATATACCATTAACAATTACATCTAAAGCTACTTTATATTGAGCGTTTATTATACTTAGTAACACAGCAAAAGTAATTCCAAAAAGCATAAGAATTATAGTAATATACTTATCTGGTACACTATTTAAATTCTTAAGAAATACTCCTACAACATAAATACATGCAATTAAAATTGCTAAGTGACTTGGCACATACTCCATTAAATTCATTTCCATTTTACATTCCTCCATTATTTAAAAATATTATTTTGAACTGCATAAAAAAAGAAGCTTATAAAAGCTCCTATCATAGCAGTTGTGAACCACTTCATCATACTTGTTAAAGATTTTAAATTATCACACAAATTTTTAATTTCTGTTTTAAGTTCTGCACCTTCTCTTTCTAATTTATCTAATCTTTTTGAATGATCATTAAGTCTTATATTATGTGTATCAAGTTCATGTCTAACTAGTTCTTCATTCATATGTCACCTTCCTTTTCATATTTCCAAACGATTGGATATTTTAATTTAAAAATAGGCAATAAAAAAAGACCTATTAAAAGTCCTAAATTACTGCTTTGCTTATTTAATTTTCATAAGTACTCTCTATAAATAACATTAAATCTTTATATTCTTCATCACTTAATTTTTTCTTATTATAAAAATTTTCAGTATATCCTAATGCTTTTTCCTTGCTTATATATTTAGCTTCAACTAAATCATAAATGTAATCATAAATCCAATTATCTGTTTTCATTATAAATCATTCTCCATATCTAATAAACTTTGTTTAATTTTTAGCTGTTCTTTTTCAAGCTCTTCTAATCTCTTCTTTGCTAATTTAACTTCTTCTGTATCATCAAGTATGACTTCATTATTTTCTACTCTTATAGGTTGTCTATCGTTTGGCACATCAGAAATTATATATTTAAAAACTTCATTTTCTTCTACTGGTGTTTTAGTAAATAAAATATTACCACTGGAATCGTATATTATTAGTGTTTTCATATTATTGTAACTCCTTATTTTATTTCTGTTTTTATTCTGAAACTATCCAGTCTACTCTATATCTGCTATAAGGACTCGCTTTAATAATAACTCCATCGTCTACAAATTTAACTGTACTCATAACTGAACTTGTACTATATGTAGATGTTGTACTGTTATTGTCTCTCTTACCCATACCAAACCATTTGTCGCCTGTATAATTAAATAGCATCCAAGTTGTTCCATTATATTTGCTGTGGAAGTATTTTACCATAACAAAACGCGGTCTAAATCCTGTTGTTATCTTAAATTCTTCTGTCCCTTCTGTGTTTGTATATACCTCTACGCTACCATCTTCTACTTCAACATATTTACCCATGCTCTGAATTGTTGCAGCTCCTTGAACACCACAAATATTATTACCTGCTACTACTTTATCGCCTGTTATTCCTAAAATATTTGCTATTGTAGAAAAAGGCGCTGATATCCAGCAATCTCCATAATAAGCCATTACTCCGTTGTCTGCATTGTTAGGTTTATAATGTAGATAATTTCCTGCACTTACTACATTATATGGAGACCACCAATTTGTACCGACATTACCACCAGTATTTCCTCTTGATGGTATTGTCTGTGCTATTTTAACGCTATTATAATAACCTTCCGGAAGTGTTAAGCTTCCATTGAGTCCTAACGCTTGAGTTACTGCACCTCGATTAACCATAGCACCATCTACTCGTCCATTATCACCTTCTCCATAATAACCAGCTAATAAATACTTAGGGATTAAGTTTCCACCACCTCCTTTACCCTGTAATATAAAATCCGTACCATTGTAACAAAGATTATATGGTATATTAGCTTTAATATTTGTTACAATATTCTCATTGCTATCTTTAATGTTCTTAGCTCCATAAGAATTTAAATTCAAACTACAATTACCAGTCGCATTTGTTCCTACAAATAGAGTTAATTTAGTGCCTTTTTTTAAAGATTGAATCCTTACATTAGCACCAATATATGCGTTAGTTCCTGTAGCTTCTACTATTGGATAAGCTTCATTTTCTATTGCTCTCATTTCTGTATCTATCTTTGTAAAATTATCTACGAAATCCTGTCTTTTAACATTGTCTGTTCCTTCCATTAGCTTTAATCCATAATTAGAACTATTTCTCATTTTATCATCTCCTTAATCATAAATTTCTATATTATCCCATGTAATTTTATCTGCTTCATTACAAGTTAAATTCTTGCTATCTAAATAATCCCATGATGTATAAGTATATTTAAAATCAAATCCCATATGCGAAGGCTTAATCTTCTTTATCTCATTAATAAGTGCCTGCATATTTGTTGGGATCCCTTTAATCCCAACAAATTGTATAGTAAAGTATTTTTCCCTGTCATGACGTATTACATTGCACTCACCACCGCTAAAGCTCTCAGCAACAATTTTTATTCTATATGTATCTGCTACACCTTTTCCACGTATAGCTGCTTTTATTACTTCTCTACGACTTTCATAACTCATACTTGGATTATATTGAATGCCATATTTATCTTCATAAATTCTAAGTCCCCATGTTGCAGTATCAACATTAAATTGTTTTAAAACATCTTCAATCTGCCATTTTAACAATCCTAATTCTAAACCTTCAACATAATAAATAGCCTCCATTTCTGGAAGCTCATAAATAAATTGTGGTACATATTTATATAAGTTAACAAAATACTTTTTTAATTCTTCCTCTGAAGGCATATTCTCTGCATACTTAGATACTCCATACTTGGATTGTCCATAATACATCTATATTCCCTCCATTTCATCCCATGTAGTACCTTTTTTAATATAGGTAGTATTGATTTGGTTTCCATCAGAATCTTGTGTAGCTTTTGTTACAGCTAAATCCATAAATTCTGTTGAAGCAGTAACAAAACCACTCGGCATAGATGTTACCGTAACACCATTCCACTCAATATTTAGGTAGTTCATGTACTCCCCTCTACCTAAAGTAATAACTTCAATTACATCATAACCTTCTGATTTTTGAACATATAAATCCCATGTACTTGTTCCAGATTTATGTATATATGCTCTTATATTTCCCATCTTTCTTATATATAATAGTGGAGGATCTGTAGAACTAGAATTTGCAAACTGAAAAACTATTGAACCATATCTATTTCTTTGTTGTATATCTAATTTGATTGGTTGGTCTTGGTTTGGCCTTGCTACTGTTATTCTTGCTATATACATATATCCAGATGTACCTGCTCCCCCATTTAGGCTCTTTACAGATATACCCCCATTAAAAATAACTCTCCCTGAAACTGTTCCTCCACTTTTATCTAGCTTGTTATTCCAAGCATCCTCTGTAATCTTATCTAATGTAGATTTATTAGTATGAGTATGATTTTGAGAAGAATCAATATCAGAAGCAGTAATATAGCCAGAATCATTTGTAAATTGAGAAACTTTAGTTGGCATATCTGTTATTTGTGATTTAGTATGAGTATGAGATTTTTCTGCCTTATTACTTACTGTATTCCATAATGTTCTCTCTGCACTTGTTATGTGCTTTACAGCATCGCTTATATGAGTTACAGCACTATTCCAAGCTGTGATCAGTGTACTTGTAATTCCATCTAAAACGGATTTATTAGTATGAGTATGCTTTTTAGTGTTACAATCCGCTAAGTTAGATTTTTGTGTATTATCAAAATCATTTGTGCTTAATTGTTTTCCAGCAACCTTATCTACCTTTTCTGACAACATATTTGTCATAGTTCCAGCAAAATTTGAATCATTATTTAATGAATCTGCAATCTCTTTAAGAGTGTCTAATGCAGCTGGTGCTGTACCAATAACATTTTGTATTTTTTCTAATACTTCATCCTTAGTAAATATCTGATTTTTAGTATATCTATCTGCTAAAGCATTATCTATTTGTGCTTCTTTTGCTTTTGCTCTTGTTACTTCTGCATCAATATTGGATTGTATTAAACTTTCAGAACCAGTAGCTCTTTCTACTTCTCTATCTAAATTATCTCTAAGTGTAGACTCAGCACTACTAGCTCTATTAACCTCTTTTGTTAGATTATCTGCAATGATTCTTTCAGCATTTGTTGCTCTCATTTCTTCATCATTTTCAGCTTTTTTGGCTCTTGTAATTTCCTTATTTAAATTGTTTGTTAAAGTACTCTCTGCAGCAGTCGCTCTCTCTACTTCTAAATTGAGATTATCTGTTAACACTTTTTCAGCCTTAGTAGCTCGCAATATTTCTTTATCCAAATTATCTGAAATTACTCCTTCAGCATTTGTTGCTCTTACAGTTTCATTATTTAAGTCTATTTCAATTTGCTTTTCTTTTTTTACCGCTCTATCAATTTCGGCATTCAACGCTCTTTGAGTTTCATTTAATGCATCCTGTAGATTATTAACATCTTCTGATTCTACTGTATCTCCAGTAGTTTCATAAGTAATATATAAAACTGGCTCTGTAGAAAATATCTTAATAATAGTTTTCCATGGAGTTAGAGAAGGTGTAAAAGTTGTATATGTATTTATCTTAGTTCCTGTAAGCTTACTTCCTGTATAAATGTTAATTGTGTTTACTTCGACATTATCATGTGCTAATTCTTTTTCATAAACACCAGCTATTGGATTAATAACTTCTTCTATTGTATATATATTTCCATCTAACTTATTTAATTTAGAATTGAATTGTGTGATATCCAACTATATCGCCTCCAATTCTAAAATGCCTTTTACGGCAATCTCATCTTCAGCTAAAATACAATTAGATACCGATTCGTTTAAATATAAATCTGTATAATCAATTACACCTGGAATATCAAGAATTAACCTACCTAACTGTGCTATAGAAATATATTTAGTAGTTTTAAATGGCATTTCTTTTAATTCAGTATCTAACATTACACCAAATTTTTCTTTGCATATATTTAATATATAACCATCAGATAATTGTAATTTAACTTTAATATTAATTGCTTTTTCTATACAACTTACAACCGTTAATTCTGCTCCAATAGGTGCCTGTCCTTTACCCATCTTAGGATATGGATCTATATAATTATTTACTTCATTAACTAATTCTTTAGTCGCAGCCTTATGTCCATCTGCAACAATTATTATTTTAACTGTTCCATCCCCATCCCATTGTGGAATTACCTTACACTCTGAAACTCCAGTACATTCTTTAGCCCATTTTTCATAATGCGCATCGTTAGCACTACTTGGGGTATTTGAAGCATTTTCTAATATTCTCTCAAGATAGTCCCCATCTAATTCATCATCAACACCAAACTTAATTATCTCTATATTTTCAATAGAAATAATACCGTTTATATTTTGAGAAAACATATTAATATTTCCTATTGCCACATTTCCGATTGTTCCTATCTCAGTACATTCAACTTCAATTATTGCTATTTCTGAATCATCAACGATTACTGTGTTTTGCACCAAAAATTCTATTGCTGCTTGATCTTCGCTTCTTGTAGTACATACAACTCTTCCAGCACTTATTCGAGTACCTTCTTTCGCTGATATTTTAATCTTGTGAATTGCAGCCGAACCCTTTTTCCTTGGTATACCTTCAGCTTCACCTTTAAGATCTAAAAATTTTCCTGTGGCTGTTTGAGTGATTCCCAGCTTTAATATCTGTAGTAATGATACCCTTCTAAATTTTGCAATTTCTTCTGAAAAAGGCTTAACAGAATTCCAAAATATATCTCCTTCCATCGTATTAATATTAGATGGAGCGTTTGAAATAGCTCTCTTTAATACATCTTCTGATGTTTCCTTAAGATAATCCGGAAGGTAATTATCTATTGATATTGTCATTAATTATCATCCCACCTTCTCAGTATTTTTTAATACTTTACTTTGTCCTTTAATTGGAGTTACTTTGTACTCATAATAGACTTCTCCATTTTTCCAAGTAAAAGAAAAAGAATCAACACTTTTTGTATTTGGATGCACCATTAATGCTTCCTGTGTGATTCTCGTAAGCTCCATTTCCGTAGCTTCTTTATTTAATTCCTTATTCAATTCTTCTCTACCAAACCTATAAGTATATGCCTTAAATCTATTTCTTATTGTCATTATAGCAAGTTGGCACCATTGTATATAAGCATCATAACCATTTAATATTTTTATAGTTCCATCTGGGTTCTTTATAAATGTCATTGTTTCAAAATCAATAGCATATGATCCTTTTAATTCAAATGTAGAATTTTCTTTAATAGTTACAGATTCAATACTATTTGTAGGAAATAAATTAGCCATTAGAAATCCTCCCAACAATAACAGCATTAATACCCATTACAGCAACTAATACTCTATCTCCCACCTTTATAGCTAATTGATTACTAGGTGTTTTTATTGTATGTGTATGTGATTCTGGACCACTAGCTGATTCTGTTGTAATGTTATCAGTATTTTTTAAATTATCCAAAATCCAATAATCACCTTTAGGATATTCTTGCTTTATTCCATCTACTAGTAATCCACTTTCAGTTACAGTTGCTAACGCCATACCAGTTCCATAATTGGATGCTGATATTGATTGATTTGTATTTCCATGTACTACTCTTGCAATTTCATTATAAATATCATTTGGCATAAAATTTCCTCCTTATATCATCTAAAGTAGACATAGCATTCATTGTCATGCTATCTGCATCACCTAAATTATGTGTGATTTCAGTTACGTAATAATCTTTATTATATAATGATACTTTGTCTCCTGCACGTATATCTGGAATATCTTTAACGCATTTAAAAGTCCATGTATCTTCACCTGTAGAAAACATAGAGTTTGCTTTATCCTGTCCTGTTGCATAATCAGTTACTTTACTATCTTGTACTATTTTTTGTATAGTTCCATAATCATCAGTTCCTTGTTTGAATACTCCTACTATAGGTGAAATTTCCGGACTTTCTTCCTTACTTTTATTTTCTCCAAGCACCTTTACTTGAGTTACAACTCCATCTAATGTGTTTTTACGACTTGGATCATCGATAATTCCATCAAGTTTATATATAACTTCATTTGTGCCTAGTTCAATTAAATCAAGAGAAGTGCCCATTCTGTAGCAATACAACTTTCCACCCTTTTGAGCAGTTTCTTTAAGATCACTCCACATCATTGTATATAATGAATTTTTTCTTCTATCTTTAGATAATCCTATTCCTGTATCTGCAAAATTTCCTATTGGTATACTCCAATCATTGCATATGTTAGTAGCTCTTTGAGTTGCTGTATGACCATCATATAACAATAATTCATCTTCTGATTCTTCCAAATAAACCGTTCTTTCTTTACATTCAAGTGATATTCTCATTGTCTTATCGCTTTCATTTGTTGTCCAAATCACGCCTGAAAAAATCTTCTTATTTTCTTTTGACCAGAATCCCTTATCGTAAAATTCTATAGAATCACCTTTTGTTAATCCTATTTTATTTGCAAGTGCATAATTTTTTAATATTTCAAAATTCATAGTATAAGAAATAGTGTCTATGGATTCTTTAAGTGATCCAGATAACGATAGTCCTTCTATCTTATATTTATTTTTCAATACTAAATCCATAATATATCACCACCTACGCTTTAGTTACAAAACCTTTATGTACATATCCACCAGATGAGCCCCAATAAATTGATAACCAATCTCCCCACTGTTTATAAACAGTATATGTTTCTCCTTCGTATGCATATCCAAGTCCTGTACTATTTTGACTATCTTCTTCATATACAGTAGCAGTAATAACAATTTTTATTTTATCTCCATCAGAGTAAGTATCATCACCAAAATATCTATTACCATAATCAATTAGTCCACCTTGATATGAACTTTGTGAATTATCTATATATCCGATTAATAAGGGTTTGTGAGTTCTAAATGCTATACTGAAATATATATCTCCTACTTCTCCACCCCTTACTTCTGGGTCAAATTGACTTATATTTACTATCTCATTAATACTTAATTCTGCTATTATTAATCTAAGCTGAACTGTATCTAACTCTGCATCAACCCATTCATTAATTTTATTCATATATTGTTGCGGTGACATTGTTGGCATACATACACAATAACTTTCATTATATTCAATAGGAAATAAAGAATTAAATGATGTTTCTCTTATATTTTTTCCATATTGTTTTATATCAACTTCACCAACATTTAATACTTCTTCTGTCTTGTATCTTCTTTTTCTAGGTGCTGATATCTTTTCTAATGGATTAACTGGGAAGTGAATTGTTGTATTACTGAATTCTTCAATTAAATATATATCTATCTAAATCAGCTCCTTCCAAAACTCCAATCACTTGGGATTTTACAATAAAGAAAAGCACCTAGTATAAAACTAAGCGCTTTTTAAAATATATTATCATTATAATAATTATAACATTTTAACATTATTTATTTTCTCATGTTTTTCTCAAAATATTATCATGATATACCAAATTTAAGTAATTGTTCTAACTGTTGATCAACCACCTTGCATAAATTATACTATAATGTGCTATTTTTGGATATTTGTAAATGCATCTCTTAAATTCTGTCCAAATTGTTGCATTGCTTCCTGAATCATAGCTTCTACATCTTGATTACCATTTATATTTATATTCATTCCACCAAAGCTGAATTGATTTCCTCCACCGGCCATTGCTACTTGTGGTTGGTATACTTCTACCTTTTGTTGTGGTGTTTTTCTAGCTACTTCTTGTTGAACTGCCGCTCTCATGTCATTTACAGAGTTCATATGATTTCTTATTTTAGTTCCTTTTTGTAGATTTACTAAAGGATTATTATTATATTGTCCAATCACTGGAACTGTTCTATCAGCGAGTTCCCATCCTCTTTCATCTACAGTACTTAATCCTGACTCTGAATAATGGGTACCATTTGCATTTTCTGAAATTGCATCAGCTGCTCCTGAGAATTTATCTTTAAACCATTGAGAAACTTTTTTAAATATAGTTGTAATAGTGATTGTCTTTCCGTCTGCTTCATTAGCTTTAGTAATTACTCCAGTAATTTCTGATGTTGTTTTTTGTGCTGTTCCATTTGTTGTTACATCTGCTGCAGTAATTGGTGGTACTTGATTTAATTCTTCTCTGGTATTTCCTATAGCTTGTATTACTCCACTTGCATCAGCTTTTATGTAAACTTGTGTTCCGTCAATTGTAGCAAATCCTTCTATAACACCATCTTCTGCCACTCGGACATCTTGTAATGCATCTAGTGTTTTTCCCATAACATCTTTTAATGCGTACGTTCCAGAATAAGTCTCCAATATGTGGGTTGGCTTATTTCCGCTTATTTTAGATAAAGTACTATTTATATCTTTATAGTTTTCGCTAACCTTTTCTAATATTTGCTCGTCTTCTGTCGAATAAAGTCCAGTTTCTCCATTAAGTAAATTTTTTACACCTACTATTTCTTTTGAGAGTTCATTAACAACAACTGCATATCTTTCTAATCTGCCATTTTTTTCATTCCTTAAAGCATATACTCCACTTTCTTTTATTCCGGTTAAGCCCGGAGTTTTTTCTTGCATCTTATCCAATGTCTCCCTACGATTTAAATCTACCTTATCTAATTTATCACCAGTATACTTATTTATACTACTAGCTGCTCCTGGATTCTGATCCATTATAATCTGATACATTGCTTGTTTCTCATTCCAATTAGAATCAGCATAAGAGCCTCTAGTATTTCTTAATTCATCTATACTCTTTTGTAATGATGATTTTTTACTTTCTTCAGTTGTTTCTGATAATGTTTTTTCTAAAACAGCAATATTTCCATCCAAATCAGCAATTTTATCTTTGTATACATCGTCAATATCTTTATAAGAACTTTTAAGCAATTCACTCGCACTATCTGCATCTGTAACCTTGCTGGCATCTGTTGTAAATTTAGACTGAGCATATGCTTGATCATAGGTGTTTTTAGCATCTATAGCCTCTAATTTAAGACTATTCATTTGATCAATATATCCTTTTATTTCTTCTAATTCACTAACTGCCAATTCTCTATTATCAGCATAAGCCTGTGATGTTATATAATATACTTTATCCCTGGCAACTTGAATTTTTTCTGTAACATTATCATAATATTCACCTATTGATGAAACTGCCGAATCATTTTCTGAACTGTAATCTCCATCTGCACTTAAAGCATCTTTTAAAACTTTTGTTTCAGAATTTTTCTTGTTTTCTAATGCATTAATAATATCATAGGCATAATCATTTATTCTGTTTGCTATTTTATTTTCTCTATCAGATGTTGAATAACCACTCATATCTATTTTTTTAATATTCATTAATAGTTCCGTTCCACTCTTTGCAGTCTCTCTTACTGCTTTTTTGAATGAATCTGATATTCCTTCTCCGAAATCCGTATACTTTACTCCTGATTCTTGTAATTCTTTTGCTGATTTATAAGCACTTCCTGTAAATTTATTTATTATTTTTTCCCCAATAGTCAACTCTTCTGTAGCTGTATCTATACTCCTATTTATTAATGAGTTATAGCTCATTACTCCATACGCTGTTGTTGCAACACCTGCTGTAATTGCTAATCCTACTGGACTAAATAAAGCTGGTAATATTTTTGCTGCTAATCCTACTTTGCTTATTCCTACTGCTGTCTCTGTAGCATCTTTGGCTACACTTGCACCTTTGAATAATGATACTAAATTAGATATTCCACTTATTGAATTACCAATTGAACCAGCTATATTAAATCCAGCTATAGCTGTTACAACAGTACCAATTGCTATGGCAGTTTCTTTTATATCTTCTGTGTGATTAGATAAATAATCTACTGTATTAACTATACAATCTGTTATATCTGGTATCTTTCCAGTAAACCATGTTACAAACTGTTTTGCGTATGGTGCTAGTCTTTCTCCTAAAGCAATGTTCATTCCTTCAACAGCTGATTTAAGAATAGTCCATTGACCACTTAAAGAATCTAATTTTGTATCTGCCATTTTCTTAGCAGCTCCATCTGCTCCATATATTGCAGTAGTTAATTTATCATAATCAGATGTACCTGCATTAATTATTGCAAGCATTCCAGACATTGCTTCTTTTCCAAATAAATCACTTGCAGCAGCCGCTTGTGTAGCTGTATCAAGACCACCCATTTTCTCTCTAAGCATATCCATTACACCTTTAAGCGACTTCATATTTCCTTCACTATCAGTTAGTGATAATTTATATTTTTCCATTACTGCCGCCATAGTTTTTGTAGGTGATACCATATTAACTATAGCATTCTTAAGTGAAGTACCACCCATTGAACCTTTAACCAATTGTGTTATCGTTAGGCTCTTTATCCTAACTTCTATACGTTTCCTGTATAGTTCAGACTATCTCTTCACCTTCGACATTACTCGTTTAGGTGCTACCCACTCGTGGATATTTCTGCATATAAAAAAGATACCTTTCAAAGGTATCTCATTTACTTAGCTTACTTTATCTAGTCGTTACACCTTCCTATCGTTTCCTTTAGGCTTGGCTCGGTATTGTCATATTACATTTTGCAAATTCCTTTTCTAACTTACTTATTAATTTATTTTTAAAAATATTAGGATTTTCACTTCTTACAAATTTTATTCTCATAAGAAGTATATTATTATCTTTACAAAATTCAGTTTTTATTTTATCGTTTCTCTTTAATTTTAGAAATTCCTCTTCATCATTATTGAATTTTCTACCATAATGTTGAGAACCATCATACTCAATAAGACATTTTAACTTATTATCTTCAAATATAGCAAAATCAAAAGGAAGTGGTCTTATATTTTTACATTCTTTTATTTTATATTGTTCTTTGAATACGACATCATTGTCTTTAAGATAATCTCTTATAACTTCTTCTCCTTTTGATCTATAACAATGTGGGCATCTTATTCCACCTTTTATGAATCTTGTTGGTTGCATTGAGAATGTATTTCCACATATTTTATGTAAAAACTTTGTTTTTTTACTGGCAGCAATATATTCTCCAATTATTTCATAGTTTCCTTCACCTAATTTATTTATTTTTTCTTGTATTTCTTCTAAAGGAATTGAATTTGATTCCGCACTTTTTTTATATCGTTCTTTAGGACATCTTTGATTATCATACAAAAATGATTTGGGTGACATTGAGAATGTATTTCCGCATATGTTATGTTTCAATAATATAGGAGTGTGTGTACTTTTATATTCTCCTAAAACTTCATATTCATCTTTAACTAATTCATACACTTCTTTTTTAAACTGTTCTGTTGTCTTTTTCATATTATTAGAACACTTTGGGCAACCGTGTCCATTCCATAAGGGCTCAGGATTGGTTTTCCACTTATATCCACATATGCATTTTACTAATATTTTCGTTCTTTTATTTATATATTCGCCTAATATTTTAATATTTTTCCCATGTACTTCATATACACGTCTTTCAAACTCTTCTTGGGATATTTTTTTCATAACTATCACCTTCTATAATAATTATATTTCTTTATCCCACCATTTGCAATAATATAACTTAGAGTTTCACCGAATTAAAGTAGTATTTTAAGCTGCTAATTTCTTAACAACTGGGCATTCTTGTTTACCCGCATTTGCCATTAATCCTAATGCAATACTTGTATCCTCAATACTGTACTTCATAGCTCCCATTGTAGCACCAACATATTTAAATGATTCTCCTAAAAGTCCTATATTAGTATTTGCATTAGCACTTGCTTGGGCCATAACGTCACTTAAATGATTTGTATCACTTGCTTTCATTCCAAATGCTGTTATAGCATCTGAAATAATATCACTTGTACTTGCCAAATCTTCACCTGAAGCTGCAGCTGCATTTAACAAACCTGGCATAGCTGAAATAATATCGTTAGTTTTATATCCTGCCATTGCCAGATAATTCATTCCTTGGCTTACTTCTACTGCTGAAAAAGAAGTAGTCGCTCCTAAATTTTTAGCTGTATTAGTAAGTTTACTTAAATCTGCTTCTGTAGCTTGACTTGTAGCCTGTACAGTTTTCATGCCATATTCAAAATTACTAAATGTATTAATTGCTGTAGTAGCACCAAATCCCCCCATAGCGAGGGTACCTGCCAGTGCTATGGATATTACCTTTTTTGATCCTGCCTTTAACCATGAAGTAAGCTTATTATTTGCTTTTTCAATAACACTACTAGCTTGATCTTCTGCTTTTACTTTAACCTTTGCTTCTTTATTGTTTAACTTCTCAGTAGCACTCTTTACTTTATCCAATCCAGAAGTAGCATTATCTTTAAGCTTTGCTGTAGGGCTTATGGTTTTATCTGATAAACTCTTAGTTTTAGATTCTAATTTCTCTAATGGAGATGACATCTTATCATTTAACTTTGCAGTAGGACTAGCAGTCTGATTTCCTAAATCTTTAAGCTTCTTTTTTGCTTTTTCTGCTGTTTCTTCTACTTTTTTAACTTTATTAGATGATTCTTTATCTCCATTAACATTAATTTTTATATCTAATCTATAGATTTCTTTAGATGCTATTGCAATCACCTCCTACTTTCATATATAAAGAAAAAGGGTGCCTTTTACAGCACCCTATAATTATTACTTACTATTACGTTGTTTAACTTCAATAGCAGAGAATGCAAATAACAACTTTCTTGTCATATAATCTTTCTTCATCACATCATCCGGAGACATATTATGAAGAAGAAATAAATTATATAAAGCAGCTATTGATCCTCCACTACTTATTAGTTTTTTATATCATCTTCTGTAACCTCTACATCTTCCCCAAATCCACTTAATTGAAGAATAGATTCTACTAAAGCATTCTTTTCTCCAGCTAATAATTTCTTAATTATAAACTGTTTTCCTTCACTCAATTCATATTTTGCAAGTAATTGAGTATTGTTCCAGTTGAAATTAGTAGTAGCTGCTATAATAACTCCAGCATCATATTCTGCATTATCTAACTTTTCTTCCCACACACCTTTAACTTTTCTTTTTCTAGTACATTCTTTTCTTATTCTACTTAATTCATCTCCTGTAAGACCTTTAAGTTCTAATTGTATTCCAAGCCTTTCAAGCTTTGCTTTTCCTTTAGGTGCTTCAAATTCTTCACCCATTAATTTTGCTAATATGTCCTCTTCCTTTGATGCTAATTGTGCTTGTTGTTCTTCATTTAATTTTTTCATTATAATATCTTCCTCTCTTATTTCAATTAATAAATAGAAAAGAGTAGGCATCTAATGCTCTACTCTAAAACTTAATAAAACTTTTAATCAGTTTGTACAATTTTATCAAGCAATTCATATCCATCAAATACAAATGGATATTCATTTTCAATTACTTCTCCTGGTTTAAAGTTTATAAGACTAATCTTTGTTACTCTACAATTTTTAAGTCTTATTCTTTCATAACCATATGCTTCAGGATCATCTATTTCAGAAATTATTTCAAATTTTTTGAATCCATTTTCTATCATTTTTGAAGTAACTTTAAACTCTTTAAGTGAACCAGTCCCCTTTTTAGCACCAGCTTTATGCCCTGTCCATTCAGATCCACAGGTTAAAAGTTCTTTCATGTCTATTTCTACATCTGCTGTTGTTTCACTTACCTGTGTCTGCCATTCACCATCAACGAAAATCTTCCCATATGTACCACTACATACTCTTGAAGTATCTAATTCTCCAGCCATTTACTACACTTCCTTTCTTATTCAGCAATTATTCCTGTTCCATAAACTCTCTTAAGCTTCTTATAGTGTGTTACTGCCCATGTCCAATACATTTCATCAGCTTCTGCAGTTGCCTGCTTTTCTTCATCAATTTTTACAACAAAATCATCTGCGATAATTCCATTGTTATTTAATGTTTCAAAATACTTTTTAAGTGAAGATAATGCAATAGTTCTTCCTGTATCATTAGAATCAACTTTTCCTGAAATCTCAAATCTTTTAGCCGAAGTATCTTCATTTACTGTTTTTAAAAAGATAACAGTCTGTATCGTTCCAAATGCCTTTCCAGCTTCATCTTTGTAAATCTTATATGTATTTACATCATCAGCAACAACAACTCTTCCACCATCTTCATAAAGTACAATAGTACCATTTTTAATAGCTGATGTTATTTGAGTTTTTGATAATTTAGGCATTACGGAATCAAATATTGTAGTTTCATTACAAATTGATTCCTTTAATCCTTTTCCTATTGATAATGCAGCGATATAAACCAATACTTCAGCACTGTTATAAGTCACACCATTGTAAGTCGCTGATTTTAAAAATAGATTGTTTACAAGATAATCATTATAATCATTAGATCTTTGGTTAGCATCATCTAGTGTTTCATCACCATTTACACCTGTAACAAATATAAGGAACATATCTCCATTTTCTTTACATTGTGTATTCCATGCCTGTATTGATGTTTGTAGTGATGCATCTGCATATTTATCAATAACAAAAGCATCTTTTTCATAACCTTCAAAGATAGTCATAGCATCTATATAATCTTGATTCGTTATTCCTGCGGTTCCATCATTACCACCAGTAAAATTCTTAGTAGCAACATTATCTAAAGTATTCGTAGTTGAGCTTACTTCACTTGTCTTAGCCGTAATATATGTGTTTGCTGTTGCATTATTTATTGTCTTTGCAATTTCTGCAAATGTTCCACTAACAGTAATATTGAATAACTGTTTTGATCCTTCATAAAGGATTATGTTTTTCTTATCTGAATCTGCAACATTAGTTTTTACTGTTACCTTAAAATCTCTAGTTGTTGGATATACAGTTTCTAATGTAATAGCATTTAATGGCGATGAATCTGTTGTTTGAAGTACTAAAGAAGCTTTTGATGCACTTGAATCTGCCAGTCTATATAGCAATAATTCTTTAGGTTTACCTAATAACGCAAGTTTCCCTAGTTTATAAGCTGTATAATTGTCATCGGTTCCAAATGTTGCTTTAAGAGTATTTTCTACATCATTATTTATTAAAACTGGTTCTTTTATTGGTCCCCAGTTGGCTGTTACTGTTAAAGCTAATGTTCCTGTTGTCCCATTTGCAATTGTAGCTTCAGCAGCAGTCTGGAATCTGTTATAAAAACCTGGTATTTCAGGTTTATTATCTGTTCCCCATGTTCCCTTTGCCATTATTTAACCTTCTTTCCTAAGAAATTTTTCACCATCTTATCTACTTCTATTTTTGTAAACTTATCTTCTTTTGAGCAATTAGAAAAAGCACCTGCTAATACTATTTTTGTATAGCCAAGTGCTTTTGCATTTTCCATATATTCCTCTACAGAAAACTTTTCTTCATTTACTGTAGTTTTAATTGTAGATGTAGCTGTTTCTTTTGTGGTAACATCTTTATTTACATCAGCCATTATACAGCCTCCTTCCTATTTAATAATTCCCTTTCCAATAATGTTTTTTAATTTAGGCGTATTATCTTCTATCATTTTTCTTTTAAATAACTCAATAGTCAACTGACCCTTGGTTATCATATCTGCCTCTTTATCTTCAGTTATACTCTTAATAGTAAGATATCTCCTATTTTCAATATCATAAGGTATTTTCAAATCAGTAATTAAATGTTCCTCGATAGTATCAAGAATCTGTTCTATTTCAGATTTATTTTCACTTACCACATGACATATAAGAGTTTTTTCTTCTCTTATAACCCTGTTTGTTTCTCTCATCCTATCCTTATTAGTTACTCTCCATAAAATTGAAGGTACTTGAAAATTACTTTTCCAGTTATTAAGATATACAGGAATATCAATAATACTTTTACTATAATTACTTAAAGCATCAAGCCATCTATCTTTATTTTCTTCAGTGTCTTCATGTAATGCAATAATAGTAAATTTTAAACCTTTTGCTATTGCATTCCACTCTTCATCTACTATATCTTGTCCTATAATCCCATCAAATTTGCATGTAAAACTCTCGCCTGTTTTAGGATTAGTTATTACTTTTAAATTTAATGCTTTTATTGACTGCTCTGCTAATTTATCTAAACTCTTAAAAGAAAGTCTTTCATCATACAACCATATTTCAATACTTCTCTTAAATCCAACTACTTCCCCATTATCTGTATCGTCTTTTGCAACAACAACAGAATATGGCTTTTCTGTCTGCTTGTCTGGTACATTAGGTTCATAGCATCCTTTAAGTTCCGTAACTTCTTTGAGCAACTGATTTCTTATTGCTAGCCTCATATATTAATCACTCCAATACTTACCAACAGCTTCTATTATAAATTCTTTATTATTATTTAAAGTATCTTTTAATATTGGCATAGGCTTAATACCTTTTACACTCTTAGCAAAATGTCTTTCCCCATCAGTATCAACCCAACTTAATACTTTGCCTTTTACTGGAACTATCTTTTTACCAGTAGGTCCGTATATACCAGTACCTTTTTCAAGCCATTCTCCATATTCTGTGCCATGTGCTAAATATACAGAATACTGGCTGCCACCACCCTCTACTCCACCATTTATTCCATTTCTAGCATGAGAACTTCTATCTTTCCAGTAAGCTTTTTCTTTAGCTTTATTAACAAGCGTAGGTGCTATAATTCCTCCAAGTAACATTCCCATACCAACTTTTTTCCTGTTAATATAATCAATAACTTTAAAACCCATGAAATCAAGTCCTTTCTAAATCACACAAGTAACCACATAAAGTATCTTCGATTATTATTGGGTAAGCTCCTGTAACTTTTATATGTCCTTCTTTAGACTCAAATTCAACAACATTCTTTTCATCTATCTTTATTTCATTCTCATTATTTAAAATCATCTTATATTTATTTGTAGTATAAGATGTTCCTTGAGTTTTACTTTCAATTGTTATTTTGTTTGAATTATCTTCTAAATATATTATTCCAGTATAAGTTATTATATTTTCAACTTTCTCATAAGCACCATCTACAAGAACTTTTTCAATATATTTAACATCAAAAGTAGTAGGATTTATTGATATACCTTTATTGATTGCATCTATAATCTTTTTAGATTTTAATCTAGCCATTAACAGCCATCTGCCCTTCTCATAGATGTTTTATATCCACTTGTTATACTTGGATTTAGCTTAGATTGTTCTGCTATATAGTCAGCTTGATATATACTAGCAAGATTATTCCAATAATCTGGATCAGCATTTTCTATTTCTATAGGACCAACTTTTATTTTGCTATCTGTATTAGCTTTCATTAAACAGCCTCTCCAACTTGCTTTTAATACATTATTGTCATTGACTGCTAATAAGTTTTCAAGTTCTTCATCGCTAAATACAGGATACTGACTTTCATTTAAATTAATTTTTAAAATATCTAACGGTGTAAGTTCCATAACTATTCACCTTCTTTTCCTGCTCCATTGTCTTCTCCTGTGTTGTTATCAGTTCCATCTGCTTCTCCACTATTGTCTTCAGCAGGAACTTCAACTTCTTGTTCTTCTATTTCTGAATGTTGCTTTAATTCTGCAACATCTTTTTCAGCAATTTCAAATTTTTCATCTTTATTAATGAATTTACCACCATATTTTAAAAATTTATTAGCTGTACCAATATATTTTTTAACTGTTATTGTTCTTTTCTTCGCCATACTAATTACTCCCTCTCTATATAATTAAAGAGCAGCTAAATATTAACTACTCTTTATTAACCTACAGTTGCAAAGAATACTTCATCTGCTCTATCAAAACTTACAATAGGCATTACAGATACTTTAGTATCAACTGTAACTGGATCTTCTTTAACCATTGTTGTAATTGCTGTTCCTGTTCCAACCATAGTAGTATCAAGTTTTCCTGAACCATGTGTCTTGTCAAATTCTTCAGGTGTAACACCATAAACTGTATTTCCTAATGTTGTTCCGCTCATAAGAGTAACTTTATTGTTTTCATAATATTGTACTGCTGATGCTCCTTCATAAGGATAGTAAGTAGAATCATCTAAGAATACAACTGTTATTCCCATAACTTCTTTAGCAAACTGTAAATAATCTTTTTGAGATAATATTCTGTTCTGATTCATAACATTACCATTTAGATGCCCTTTAATTGCAGTATTAACTAAGAATGTATTATCAAATGTTGTCTCAGTAAGCATTAATGTTGTTGGTTTTGGGTAATTTTCATTAGTTAATACCTTCTGCCATTTCTTTACGTCTCCAACTATATCTGCACTTGGATTAGTCCACTTATCTGTAGATGTTAATGTGACTTTGTGGTTACTTGGTACTCCATAATCAACAACTACTCCTCCATCATTTGCATCTGATGAATAATTTATTACTCCATTCTGAACAACCTGTGCTGCCATTGCTTTTGGAATAATATCTGAACCCTTTACCAAATTAACCTGTCCATCAAAAATTTGATCAGATATTGCTTTAACTAAATTCTCGTTATTACATCCCATTGCTGATATTAATTCTCTTCTTGTAGTTTCATCAATTCCTGTTGATTCTTTGAAGAATGGTATTTCTGTGCTTTGTACTGTGATTTCTGCAGATAAGCTTCTCATCTTAGCAGCTACATCAAAAGTACTTTGTCTTAAAGCAATTGGTTTCTTTTTAGCACCTTTTGCATTTTCAAGTTTTGTTCCTAATACTTTTTTAGGTGGAAATAGTGATTTTTCTAGTGTTGGCTCTACTGGTAACTCTTTCATGTAAAGAGCTATGTTTTGTGAATTTATAAAATCTTGTAAATTCATATGTTTTTACCTCCTTCTATTTACCAAATATAATCATTGGCATTGCTGCTTTTTCAACTGCTTTATTAGTTGTATCTAATTTAACAGCACTTTCATAAACTGCACCATGTACCATTACTGCTGCAATTTCTATAGCATTGTCTGCTACTCCATCGGCTGATGCAGAATTTTTGAAATTTAAATCCTGATATAATATTCCATATGCTGTTGTTGAACCAGGTGTATCTCCACTAACTCCTGTTGTAACAGCAACTTTACCATCTGCTGAAATTAATGTTCCAGCCTCTAATACTTCCTTATCATTTAGTTTTGCTTTTACATCTGCTTTTTTAATTTTAATAGGCAATGTAATAAAGTGATCTCCTGCAATTAATCTAAGCTTTTTATGTGATGCTCCAATTGTATATGAACTTTGATGCATATACTCATTCCTCCTTTAAATTTAATTTTTAATTAGCTGCAAATGAACTAATATCTTTTACCTGTTTTAATGATTCTGCCTTATCTTTTCCTAGCTGTGTAGCAAAATTAGTGTTTGTTGGTTCTTTACCCCCATTATCTGCTCCACCAGTAACAAATGAGCCTGTTCCCTTTGGATCAATATTGAATAGATACTCATGAGATTTCTGTAATGGTTCAAGTTGTTCTTTTAAACCTATAATTGAATCTCCATCAACTTTTAACTTATCATTATCAATAAGTGCCATAATAAGCTTTTTATCTTTAACATTAAAAGCTCCTAGTCCTTTTTCTAACGCATTATTAAAAGCAATATCTGATAACTTCTTCTCATAATCATCTGTTATTGTTTTATTTTTGTCTTCAAGCTCTTCAACTTTTTCTTTTAAACCAGCTGCATCTTTAAACTCATCTTTAAGATTAGATATTTGTGTATCTCTCTCACCAATCTGTTTCTTATATTCCTTAGCCTGTTCATTCACCTGGTCGAATCTACTTTTAGGAACATATTTACCCTCGCTTACATCCTCAAAGTCCTGTTTATCTAATTCTTTCTTTTTATCATCTGGTAAAGCTTTGTATGCTTCTTCACCTATTATGTCTTTAATTTTTGCCATTATATATTTCCTCCATTTCTATTATCATTTTTTAACGTGTTAGGTCCACGATAGAAATTAATCAGTTCTTTAATGTCTGCTGATTAAAAGACATAATAAAAAGCCTTATTTCTAAGACTTTAGTTCATAGGAACAACATATATATTCATAACATTTATTATTGCGCTTACCATCAGTTCCACTATCATACGGACAGTTTATTATAGGTGTCTTATTATTTCTATATATACATTCTACACTGTAACTACTACCTAATATATTTGCATATTTACATACTTTTAGATTTTCTATTTTGGGAATACGATAGTTATTTTTACTCATATCTTTTGCTATTCATCAGTTTACTCATAGCCTGTTTATGAATATTTATATTATCTTCAAGTGCAATATTTAAAGCTTTATTCATTTCTTGAGATAAATTGCGATTTAAAACTTGTTTAATTCCCTCAATGTTCTTTTGTAACCTTCTAGTTAGAGTATTATCTAACTTTATTAAATACTTAGTTTCACAATGAGGACATTTAATATAAGTTTCTGATATCATTGCTCCTAAATATTTTTCCTTAATTTGTGGCTCAAATTCATGTTTACAGTTTGGATTATCACATATAACCTTCACCATTCTCATCCCCTTTTATTTCTCCAATCGCTTGGAATTTTAAAACATACTTAATTGTTCCATCTTCTTTATAGTTAATAGTCTTGCAACTGTGTTTATAGTATCAATAATCTTTTTCTTATCATCAATACAAGCATCTTCCCATTTTGTATATCCTAAGTTAGCAAATACCCATTGCTTAACAATGTCATATTCTTCATCTGTATTTGTAAGAGCTCTAATCATCTTACTATAATCAAGTTTCATCTTATGACTTGGCTTGTACATTTTCTTTGCATCTTCTGTAAGCCTTTTAAAATCATCTAGTGTGTTTTTTAATTCTTTTATGTCCTGTTGAGATGAAATTAGTTGAGTATTTTCTTTTAATATTTTTTCGCATTGAATAAAATAATTTCTATATTCATGTGACTTAGTAGTTCTTGTCATCATAGCAATGTGTTTAGCAAACTCTAAAGATATAGCAAAATCCATAGTTTCATTACCTTCAACATCATGTTGAACCCCTGTCCAATCTATATTTTCTTTAAAGAATTCATTTTCTTGAATGTTGCTTTTGTACCATCTTGACCAAACAGCTTTATTTAATCCTAATCCTAAATACAATTCTTTAGCTGATACCAATTGTTCTCCATTTTCATTAGTTTTAATTTTGATCAATTCATTTTCCATATTGTTCATCTATCCTTACTATTGATTAATTGCATAATAAAAAGAATAGGCGTTAGGAATATACCCTAACATGAGTAACCTATTCTATATGAGAGCTGTCGGTTATATGGTATCTTGTCCTGTATAACCTTCTCACATAAAATAAAAAAGATAGGTGGGGGACTTCTCTAATCCCAAATCCTATCTTGAACATAATAAAAGCACCTAGATTTCTCTAAGTGCTAAATTCTTACTATAATTATTATATCATGTGTATCTTTTAAAATTTCTCAACTTTTTCTCATTTTCTTCTCATAATTCAAACAAAAATAGCACCTACATAAATTTTAAGTAAATGCTATTCTTGTATTTCATATGAGTCTGACATGAATTTTCTATATTCATCTTTTGCCCATTGTGGTGCATCATCTTTTATCTGCAACCCATCATCTGTATAGTATCCATAACCTTCCTTCATAAATTTTGGTTCATCTTGTTCCATAATATCACTCTTTCATTTTTATATATTCTTTTAATTTATTTTCTACTTTCATACCAAATATTTGGGCAAACTCTCTTGGATTATCTCCCCCAAAATATTCAGCAAATGCCTCTGCAAAAGTTTCAGATGGATTCTTTCCCCCATATCTGCTAACAAGCTCAGGTGCATCTTTAAAACTGTATGCTTTATCGTAGATGTTATTATACTCTAATAATACATCATTTATAAAGTCTTTGCACCATTTGCTACTGTCTAATTCTCTATTATCCATCCATTTTAAAGAATCAGCTATATGATGTCCATATTCGTGCACAAAGGTTTTATATCCACGTGCGTTTGGTACTGTCCATTGTGTTCTTATGCATCTTTCAATATATTCTCTATTATAGGTTTTATCACAAAAATACTTTCCGTTTAATACAAGCTCAACTGCTTCAGGTCTCTTTGGGTAATAGCTATAATATCCTACTGGTTCTATTCCTGCCTTAACTTTTATAGCTGGTAATTTCACCGGATCAATTTTCTTAAAACCTTTAAAATACTCATGGAATTTATCTAACCAATTAATGCTGTCTTGCAATAAGTCTTTATTTATAGGATATTTTCTACTATCACTGAAATTAATATCAAATGTATCTTTTAAATGTTTGCTTATTTCTTTTTTATTTTTATATTCTTTTGAACTAAACTCAAACGTCTTCCATGATACTGCATCCTTATCTTTTGATGTATCTCTATTATACAAATTTTCTCTAATATTATATTTGTATCTACTTATATTAACTTTTACAGTTCCATCTTTGCCATTAACTTTTACTAATTCAGCACCAGGCTTATTGTCTGTATTATCAATTGTATTAAAGTCTGTGCTCCATTCATCCAGTTCCGTATCTTCATTACCTTCAACCCATTTATTTATTCTTACTATTGCATCATCGATATCTGCAACTTCTTCTGTAAAATAACACAGACAGTTTGGATGTTGTAATGGTGTTTCTTCTGGTTTAAATATTTGTCCATTATAATCATCACATATATCTGTTTTACCATGCATACGAGCACTATGACTTGCACTTAAATTCCACCTTAGCCCTTTACTAAAAGGATTTTTCTTAGCATTTTGAATTTGTGTTTCTGTAGCTGCATGAGTAATACTGGTTCTAGCTAATCTTTGAGCCTGATATGATATCTTATAACTATTGAAACCTGCCTTGAAATTATTTGTAACAATTCTATTATTAGGGTTAATAAGCAATTCCAAATCATTAGCCAGCTTTCTAGCATTGGCTCCACTGGCAATATTCATTTTTATAAATTCATCTATCTTATTGCTATTATCTGAAGTTAGGTCCCACAATCTTTTACTTAATGTCTTTCCATCTTTGTAATATTCACCTGCAACTAGATTTTTAACAACAGTATTTGAATAACTATTAATATTATGTTTAACTATCTCACTTAACTTTCTATCTTTTGCAACTTGATCTACATAATCTAAGATAACTTGTCTTTGTATAATAGAACTTTCCATAATATTATCTTTAATATTAGGATACAGTTGCTTATATAAGTCTTTAGTATAATCATTAAGTAATCTTGCAATATCTATATCATGTACTCTAGTTCTACTTATATCAGGTAATTCTAATATCTCATCAATAAGCCTTGTAGCTGATTTAGCATATATGTTATTAATCTGTTTTTCCTGTTCTATTGTAAGTTGCAGTATTTTTTTCCTTGCCTCTAATACCTTTTTCTTATAAGGGTTCATGATACATCACCACTATTCTTCATCTTCTAGTTGTTTATTTATATCATCAATCTCACTATTCGTATCCTTTAACATTGAATCCTGAGCATTCTGCAACATAGTAGTTTCCTCTAAAATTTCTTCAAAAGCCTTTTCTGCATCTTCTTCATTTGTAAATTCTTTAATATATGATTTTCTACTTCTAACCTTTCTATCAACTTCATCCATAGCTTTATCTTTCTTATCATCTTCATCTGAAGGTAATGGAACATTTCTCTTTATTATCTTTGTGTAATTCATTAGTAACCAATACTTATCAAATATTCCTGGATAACAAAAAGAACCTACTTCGATAATAAAATCAATTAGGTTCAATAAAGGTTTTTCCCAGTCATTAAATTTTTCATCACACCTGGCCATCAAATCATTGTATAGATATCCCATAGCTTTTGCACTTGGTATATTGTTTAAATCAGTTATCTTTGGCATATCTAACATTTCTCTCATGTCAGAATCACATCTATTTAGATATGCATCAATTGCTCCACTATTCCCTATATTATATTCTTGCCTCTGTATCATTGCCTGTTTCCCCTGTGCCATGGCTTCATCTGATGTTCTTATAGCATGTAATGCATTAGGTGCTACAGTTAGTTTATTAACATCATCTTCATTACCATCAATTATAGCTTCTGCCCCAAACATCTGAAATCTTAATGCATCTGCAAAATCACTATTTCTTTTATTGTATTGGTTTTGAGAATCTACTAAGTCGGTTACATCAGATTCCCCAAATTTACTATTGAGCTCCCCAGCATTCTTTATTAGCCAACATGGAATAGTTTTAGATATTGTAATCTCATTGTCTGTAGTTAATTCTTCCTGAAGTTCTGAATTTAAATAAGTTTCTTTCTTATAGAATGGTTTGTACTCTACTATCTTATTATCTGCATCTAGTGTCCTCTCTAATGGCTTGTAATAATAAGTATGTAGATAATACACCTTATCTTTATCCTCTTCTTTAAATACATTCTGTTCATCTTCTTCAAAAAATATTACTTTAAGTAGTTTTCCATTTTTCTCTTTATAATAAAAATTCTCTATGCTTTCATATTTAATAGCAATAGGTTGTCCTGGATTAGCTTCTGCTCTAAGAAGCACTCTTTTTTTTATTGTAGCTTCTAAAAATGCTTTTCTAGTATTATTCCAAAAATCATTATTTTCAAATACATCTTCAATGTATTTTCTAAGTTCCTCACAATTATCCTTATCTTTTAAATCATCAGCTTTAAATATAAGTGTAGGTTCTTTACCAAACATCCATCGTGCCTGTTTTCTAAGTAACGGCTTAATTTTGTTTCTTATTTCTTGTGTAGGCTTATAATCAATATTATCATCTATTGTCCAATTCTGACCGTATAACACAGGATTATTCTTTGCTGCTTCTAAATCCTCACTCTTGCCTTTATAAAATATATAATCTCTTAATACTTGCCTTCTTTCTCTTATTTCATTCCATGGTAAATTTAACAGCGTATCTCTTACACTTTTTGCTTGTCTTTCTTCTACAGTTTCCAAATTAATTCACCTCTTATTTATCAAATTATTTCCCATTTTTAAAATATAGTATTTATAAACATTTACTATTAAAAACTTATTATTTAGTTAAAAGTCTGACCTTTAAATTCATTACTTTTAATAAACTTAGTATTTAAGCCATTTTTATATTTTTATAATTTCGCTAAATCAAAGTTATTCGAAATAATTAAGCATTTACAGCCTTAATATTTCCCAGCTTTTTAGAATATATTTTGTCCTTGTCTTCCATATGGATCAACAGCTTTTTTGTTAACTACTCCCTTTCCTTTTTGGTAAATTGAATCATCATATTCTTCAACTTTAAATCTTAATACTGTATATACAAAATATCTAATAGCATCCATAGCATGGTCATTTTCTTTTATAACTTCTTCAATCCCTTTACTACCTTTCTTTGCATCCCATACATATGAACTAAATTCTTTTAAGGTATTCTGACAGCATTCATTAACGTAAAATAAACCAATACTTAGTGCACTAGCAACTGTTCTTATTCCATCTAGTACATCATTATTAGCTGGTAGTATATTCTTAAAACCATCATCACGTAATTGTTTTATAAAACTTGCTGCACTTGGATCAACTATTATTCTTACTGGTATGATATCTCCTAAGAATTTTTTTAAATCTCTTGAATATTGAATATCAGCCTTTTGTATTCCTGTATTTCTACCACTATAGTAATATTCTTTTACTATGTACCATTTATCATTAAAAAGTCCCCACAAAAGAAAGACAGTAGCATTTTGAGTTCCATAATCTATACTTACATAATACTTTTCATATCTTCTTTTAATAGTCTTTACTTTGTGTATATCCTCATTGAACATATCATAAATAACACCTTCTGCAAGGCACCATAAACCAAGAATGTATCGTTTATAAAATATTCCTGAATACATTCTCTTATATCTTTCTTTTACTCTTTCAGATAAACTTAAATTATCATCCATAGTAAAATGTAAATGAACTGCATTCTTTTCTTCTAACTTATCTAAAAATTCCGTTTTAAACCAATGATATGGTCCATCTGGATTGCAATTAAACCACATTTTAGCACCATCAACAGAACATCTTGAAGTAGCTTGATTTACAAATGATTGTGGCATCAAAGCAACTTCATCAAATAATACACCTGCTAATGTAATACCTTGTATCAAGTCTTGTGAGCCTTCATCTTTACCACCAAATAAATAGAAGTCATTACTTTTCCCATCTTTAGATATAGTAAGATAATTTTCATTAGAACTTCTATGATCTTTACACTTGTATCCTCTACCTTTTAACATTTTCTTAAGTGGCTTTATAACATTTCTTCTTAATGAACCTATAGTTTTCCCACACATTGCAAAATTTTCATCATCAAATTCCTCTGTTGCCCACATAACAAATGATAATGACATTACTACTGTCTTACCAGCTCTTACTGAGCCATCAGCAATTAGGATATCTTTCCTACATACGGGAGATAACGCATTCCACCATGTTAATACTTGAATCTGTTTATCTGAAAAAGGTTGAAATTTAAATACTTTCTCTTTATGCTTTTTCTTACTCATTGTTCCATACCTGTGTAGTTCTGCCCTTTAATGCTTCTAAGAATCCATCATCTTCAATTTCTCCTTCATCATTATCAGTAATTCTATTAGTTTCCGCTTTAGTTTTTGCAATATCAGCTTGGAGCTTCAACTGTTGAAGTTTCTTGTATTCAATATCCAACTTAGTCTTTTCTTCATCTGATAACAGATTACTTAACTTCGATAATACATCCATTGCTTTCATCTTATCTGCTAACTTAAATTTAATTCCATCCTTACCTTCTGAAACTTCTGATATTATACTTGTATCTAATCCAACACTGTCTTTTAATTTTACATAGCTATATTCACTGATCTTTTGTGCTCCAGTGTTAGGATCTACAACTGGTATATCAATTCCATCTTTATTCTTTTGCCATTGTGGTACTTGCTTAACTCCAAACTCTAAGTAATCACCTATGTCAGCTAGTGCTATATCTTTGTACTTTTGTATCAATGTTCTTTGTAAAAATTCCTTATTTAAATCTTGTGCTATTAATTTATCCAACTGTTCCTTAACCTTAGTATTTCTAAGTAGCTTATTTCCATTTACCATGGCAGTTTCATAAGTACACTTGTAAGCTCTTGAATAAGCCTTGGTAGCATTTAAACATCTAGAATATATAACACAAAAGAGCCTCTGCTTATCCGTTAATTCTTCATTCTCCATGACTTCTTTAACTTCATCAGCAATAGGCTCTTTTATATCACATTCATTATTCTTTTTTGCACCTGCACTCTTTT